GGTAGATCATTACTTGGCCACACCCACGATGTCTCTGCGCGGAAACTTCACCTCGAAGATGCTATTGTCCGGGCAGTAGATAATGTTGTTCTGAGTATTCGCCGTCACATCAAAGCGTGCATCCGAGTAGGAGAGCCCGTCCTGCAGACCCACAAGGTTCGAGAACCGAAGCTCATACACGGAGACCACACCGAGTACGTTCTGGATCTCTGCTGACAGATCAGAAAGAACGATTGGTTGACCGATCTGCTGCCTGTTTGTGTCGAGATAGTCGATGATCACGGCAATCGCCTTGGACAAGACTTCGGTCCTGTTCATCTTGGACGCGACTACGACGCCGAAGTTCAGCTTCAGGTTCACGACGTTACCATCGAGGATGTTGATGCCGTCCGTCAGCATCCTGAACTGTGACAGATACGTCTTAATGTTCTTCTTCAGGTTTGCCGACGCCCTCGCCAAGTGACCTGCTTCGTCACGGGCAAGGACGTGCATGTCAAGCGCAAGCGCGTTCACGTTGTTACGCTTCACGAAAACCTTCTCAGGCTTCCCGAATTTCTCCGGAAGTGTCAGCACACGTGAGATGAAGTCTTCCTTCGTCACAACCCTGTTCTGCGAAGCGAAGAATGCAGCGCCGTTCGCCTTGATCTCGGAGATCGTCTCTCTTGGCCCACCACCTTCCGTCTTACGGATGTTGATGCACTCCAAGGATCCCTCGACTGCAGACACCTTCGCCGGATCGAGACTGTTGGACGAGAAATCCAAATCAGCTTCTGTCACATCACGGATCGACTTGGCCGGAACGTTCGTATTCGAACCGCCGCCGACCCTGTAGGTGATGGTCAGCGTGGTCCCGAACGGGCTGAGACCCAAGCTGCGAGTCCTCAGGAAGTTCTGCGGATCGAGAGCGAACGAAGTGAAGGTTCGCCTGCCGGCAAGCGGCAGAGCGTAATCTGCGAGGTTCGGGATCAGCTCATCGTCGAACTCAATTCCATCCCCAGAACCGAATATCAAGCTCGTCTTGTTCGTCGTCGGATTCCTATCGGCGATGAATCGCCGCGGGACTGTCAAGAGCTTGAGGATGTATGGGACCTCCGTAGCATCTGGATCCGAGTTCGTGACGCTATCGAACACGACCTCCTGTGCAAGGTAATCCACCTCTGTCCACTCGTTGCCCTCACTGTCTGTCACCGAGATGATCTCGATCACGTTCTGTTCGGAGAGCTCTATCGTCTTGAACTGCTGGAAGTCACCGGTGAGGACACTGTCGACCTTGGTCTCTCCGGCGATCACCTCAACAGGCTTACGAAGCGCGAAGTGGGTTGGAACACCATTGCTGTCGAACTGGGAACCCGTCACATCACGTTCGAACGAAGCACTGAAGTGCACGTTCTCGAGTGTCTCGAACACCGTTCCGTTCGTTGCTCCCGACTTTGCCCCTCTCAACAACACTGGGGAGTATGCATCATCCGGGACCGTCTGCCCGTTCGGGCCCGTCGTGGCAGGGACCTCGACGATGAAGTGGACAGTGCCACGAGCTGCTCTTGGTCCACGAGGACGATAACCAAGCGACTTCGCGAAAGCTACGACGTTCTTCTCCTGACGTGCGGTCTCCTGCTTGATTTCTCTGAAGGACTGATCGATGTAGTAGGCGAGGACGTCACCGATGTACGCGTTCCACTCAAGGAGCATCATGCCAGGAGAACTCTCGTTCGTATCCTGGAACACGCCGCTGTGGTGTGCCTCTGAGTACTTCAGCAGATCACGCCTGAACCCCTCGAAATCCTTGTTCAGGTACTTAATCGTCTTCTCTCGAAGGAAATCTGCCATCTCACTGTCCCCCGGACTGATCGACTATGAACGACTGAGTTATCGGATCGAGCTCTGGCTTGGATGTCAGCCTGAAGGTGATCCTGACCTTTATCCCGTTCTCCGGAACGGATGGGTCATCCTCCGAAAAGAGAACGTTGAGCTCGTCAACAATCACAAACGGAAGCCACAACGACAGCTGTGAGAGCACTCTGTCAGCGATCTTCTGACGAAGCTCACCGCCCGTCTTGGGCTCAAAGAGGAACTCTCTGAGGTTACAGCCGAAGTTGTACCTCATAGGACGCTCACCCCAGTTGGTCACCAGCAACGATCTGATGTCGTTCGTCACCGCCGAAAACTCATCCTCGGTCATCTGGAAGAGACCAAGAGAGCCGGTCGTCGGCTGGAACGGTAACGTGAAGCCTACAGGCATCCACGTAAATAGGATGTCTGATCAATATCTCGGCGGACGTACCCAGCGATCAGCGAAGTGTCGCCGGCGCGGTCGCACCCGAAGAGACATTCGTGGTCGTTACCACGACGGTCCTGGTGTATGTATGGAGGACAGATGCTAATTCTGCCGCAAGCTTCGACGGTGACGCTTTCTTCAGAGCGATCAATTCTGCCCCGAGCGTCTTCAGCAACGGTCGAAGTCCACCCGCCGATGCAGTCACTCCCGTGAAACCTGGGCCGGCCCAGACGGCCGCTTGCCAGTAGGCCTGAATCCCGGAGGCCAACGACGTGTAGAAATTGGTGGAACCTGCGAGTACGGCCGTTAACGCGGCCCTGTTGAGACCAGAGGGTGTGCAGACCCCCGCCATGGCCTCCTTAGCATAAGAGTGGTATGCCTTGGCCCAACGTGAGGCAGCCTCCCCGAGGGAGCCTGGCATGTCGGCGAACAAGGACTCCAGGGAACCGGCAAGAGCTTTACGATCCAGCGCCATCAGCTTACGAACGCTTTCCGACTGCTGAGTTGGGCTGCAGTCATCGGCTTGACCGGAGGGCCCGATGGACCGACAGCGGTCGGATGTGTGTGAGCATTGTAGAGAGCCATGAAGGAATCTCCCTTCACGAGACGTTCGACCGCTCCGCTTCCGAGCCGGATGTTCGGTCCATCCAGCACAATCGTCCCGTCGCTCTTCATGAAGATGAAGGCTTTGCCGACAGAGATCTTCAGATCCTTGCGAGCGACGATCCTGACCGAGTCCGATTTCAGCACGACCGCTGGAGTGGCGTTGGTCGCTTCTTCGATGGAACCCAGACCCAGGTTCACGTCGACATCAGTCTTCATCGAGAGGTAGATGAACGACTTATCGGAGGCGAAGTTCGGATCCTCGCCGGAGCGACCGGCGACTACATGCCAGGTCCCCGTCCCCTTGCCACCCCCAGCCGAATTGATGTGCCCCAAGCCTGAATCTAGACCTGAGGGTCTATCAGTGCCCAACACCATGAGCACGTTGTTGGAGCCCTCCATCACTCGGTCGCCGACACGTCGGACGAAGTCGGGGACGTTCTCTACGATGTGGTCGTAGGACATCAATCACCTTCCGAGAAGAGAGAAGCCTTGTCACGGGGGACAAGCCTTCCGCCGATCGTCGTGTCCGTCTCTGGAGCTCCCGGTGGAGGTCCACCGTCTTCGAACAGGGATGAGAGCTGACCAGCCTTTGAGACGACGTAAGAGCTCTCCCCCTTGAAGAAGTTCACCCCCTCGTGGCCCGGCACCTTGCCGAACCAGAGTCCATGCTGTCTGTCTTCATCCTCAAACGTCACGTACACATGCTCGCCAGGCTTGACAGGGATGGCATCGTGCTCAGGCATCATGGGCCAGAACACACGGAGAAGATCATCCTCGATGAACTGATCAGTCTCTGATGATACGATCCTCGCCTTGATCGAGTTCCTCGGGTTGGCCGGACCGATGTTGGCCGGCACCTTCCGCGGTCTACCATCGACGATATGCTCGAGCTCTCCGGCTCCCTGCTCATTCTCAAGCAGGCCACCACGAACGTCGACAGCCAGGACCGCCGCCCTGAGCCAGATCTGCGGAGCCCGGTCCTCCTCGAGGAATTCGCGGCGCACGCTCTTCCCAAGAAGCTCCGCGAGGAAGACTTCCGGACGACGCCACCTGTCCATATCTTGGAACTTAGGCATCCCTCTTCCTCAGCTCTTCCGAGAGCAACTCGATCTCTTTCTTGGCTCGACCCAGCTTCTCCAGGAATGGACCCAGAGTTCTAGTCAACTCGTCCATCTCATCGATGAGGACAAGAAGACGAGCACTCAACTCCTCAGTCTTCACCGACGCGAGAGACATCGGATCAGTTCTGCACCTCTTCCAGTACAGAGTAGATCTCATCGACGTCTCCGTCATCGAGATCATCTTCGGATTTCTCCGGCTTCTTCTTCTCTGGAGACTCAACCTTCTGCTGCAGCTTGGCCAGGTCGACGAGCTGGCCCGTCTGCTTCGTAAGAGAGTCAGCGATACGTGTCAAATGCTCT